TGCCTTAGCAACTACAGGAGCAGGCTCAGCGTCCTCTACTGTAGTGCTACGAGCTGACATGTCGCCACCATCTAACGCAAGCACTCGATTGAGTTTAGCTTGTAGCTCCTCGTATGTCTTGAAGTTAGATGGGTCTGTGAACTCAGCTAGAGGCACTTGCTGCTTCCAGATAGTTTCGAGTCGCTCATCTTCAGCCAAAGGCTCGGGTGAATCGAACTCGCTCTTATCATAGTTGCGATACCCTTCTACCTTACGAATCTTTAGCTTGAAGTTAGCCCCTTCCCAGAAGTCGAATGGGTTTACTGGCTTCTCGTCTTCGAACTGAGGATTCATTAGATCGTTGATCTTGTCCCAGATACGCTTACCGTACTTGTACAAGAACACCTTTCCATTATTGTCTGGATTAGATGAATCGTTAATTACTTGGATGTTGGAGATGTAGTTAAGACGTCGTTTCTGCTTACGGACTTGGTCTTTGTTTGCCTCGATGCCGGTGTTCCACAACATAGAGTTGTATTCGGACAACGGATCCTTCTTACCGATTGTGGTAAGGGACTCTTCGATATACCAACCACCAGGACCTTGAAAGCCATGGTTCCACGTCTGTACCCATGGGAGATCATCACCCTGTGCTGCAGGCAAGAATCGGATAACGGCATAGCCATTACCAGCCTTGTCGACAGTAGGTTTCCAGAACCGTTCTTCTTGCTGACCTTGTGGCTTGTTGCCGGCAGCTAGCTTACTAGTTTCGCTGATGAGTGTCTCGAGGGATGAAGAGCGTGAGCGTTTAAGCTCTGAGAAAGATGTAGCCATTTGTTTATTCCTTGTATGCGTTATATGCGTTGTGTAGCATTCATACGAATGCTGCTTTCATAATAGCCTTGTACTTGTCACGATCGACCTGTACAAAGCTACTATAGTTATCTATCAGACTTTTCACGTTGTTCCATACTATGTCGTCGTCAAGATCCTTTGACCAGCTCTTACTGTAACGTAAGACCTGATCGATTATCACCATGGTCTCCAACTGAATCCTATTGCCTAGGTACAACTTTAACAAAGGAGGATGGGTTCCATCAGCGGTGAATAGATTATCGAAGCTTTTACCATTAATGTCAACAGCTTCTCTAAGGGTTAGGCAATCCTGCTCAAAAGTATACGACAGAGATTGTATCTTCTTCATCCATTGGCTGTACACTGTCATGCTATTCTCAGTGACAAGTGAACCTGACCAATTGGAATCATCGTTGATAAAGTTAGCTACAAAGAAACCCACCAGCTCACTTGAGCTGAGCTTACGTTGTAGTTTGGCGAAGAAATATCTGTCGTTACGTTTAAGAAAACTGTCTTGTCTAACCCGAGTCTTTCCATTATATTTGAAGAAGTCATAGCTGTCCTGCTTAAAGTGATTACGAATAGCTACGTACGTCTGGTACGCAGCAAAGCCCTCATAGATGTCCATTAGTTCCTTATGACGTACGTCACCCAGTTCTCAGCAGCGTCCTCACCATAACATACGCTGTGACCGGTCACATCAATTGTACGATCCAGAGCAAACTGACCACCGTCGTTCTTACTAAAGCAATTGACTATAAGCATATTGCTAGAGCTGTCGTCTATTAAGTATGCCTTGCGTTCACCATCGTCGCTGTAATACTCACTAAGAATACTAAAGCTATCTGTAACACTTCCCATAACAATTCCTATATCGGTAGTTGAGTTACCTTTGGCAAGAAGTTCAGCTCACCGTATTCGATCTCGAGCTGCTGCTTGATCCTGACGTTGCACAGCTTGGCTGCACTCTCGATCTCCATTTCGTTCTTCTCACAATACAAGACTATAGCATCCATGTAATTGCATTTTTTGTCAAGCACTATTTGTTCGATTAACAACGAGAACTTTTGGCTGGTCATTATCTCAGCCATCGTCGTGTTCTGCATTTTCATCATCTAACATTGTCTCCTTGAGTTGTCTCATTTGCGCGCGCGTCAGCTTCAAGCCTTGATCGATAACAGACTGTACATCGGTGACGCCAGTGAACGCCATCTTGTCCAAGTTAAGACGGACATGGCGATGGAACGGATACGGTTTAGCTTTGAGGCCTCGAGAGTATATTTCTTGTTGATTAAACAGCCAATCCCAAACCATCTCCTCGTTTGTTTTGTAACTGAACTTGTTACGCCACCGCTCAACCACTTCCCAGTTGATGGTGGATACTAGTTTGATTCGAAATACCTCTTCGGGTGTTAGTTCTTCAAGCTGCTTCGACATGCTTACATCTCCCACGAAACTTATAACCACTACATGTACAAGTACCGTCTACGATAATATAAACAGCACCTCGTGATCCAACAATACGCTTAGCGCCTGGTTCCAACTCTTCTGGTACAACGCTGATAGTTTCAAACTTGCGACGCGTCTTGCTAAACGTTTTCAACGGATTCTTGAATGTAACTAGGCCGTTGCCATTATCGAACGCGACGAGCCATCCTTTATCGTTAACATGGTAGATATGATTACCAATATTGTAATCACCCCAATCAGTCTTTTCTCTCAATATCTTCATCATCATCCTCTATTACAATACGAGTATTCATCATAGCTTCAGCGACCTGCTCAATAATACTCCGTCTTAATCTATAGTAAGCATACGCGTATCCGCTATAAAAGAAAACAGCCAAAAGGCAAGTTGCTATAAAAGTGTGTAAATACGGATCCATGTTAGATTCCTGACTGGAGAAATTGTTCGTACAAGCGGATCTCTTTGCGATAAGCTTCTTGTTCGTGGGGGCTCTGACTGTAGTATCGGTCAGTGATGTCTGTGCCTTTCCAAGTCTTGCGATACTTGGGATAGTACGTTTCCCTCAGCTCTCGCGCTGCATACTGCTTGACGTGCACTAGCTCGTGGCATAAGATTTGAAATAGAGTATTGAAATCCATCTCAGTGTCTAGTTCTATTAAGAACCACACCGGAACCTTCTTACCGCTGCCAAAGTGATCATCGTTTATTGAACAGAACCCCATTGCACCCTGCTCACGCATCAAGCCTTTGACGCCAACAATTTCGATTTCAATATGACAGAGCTTCTGAGACGAGAGAAACTGAGATAATACAAAACGACAGCACTTCCTTAGCAGGCCATGCTTGAACTTCCACGGGACGTTCTTTATCGTTACGTGCATACAATTATTTATCCCGCCCAGTACTGCTACGTTTAAAACCGTTAAGAAACTCAACGAGCTCATCTACCTGACTGAATACATGATGGTGTACGAAAGGGATGCCATCAAAGTCGTGGTCGTATAGCCAGTCAGCCATGTCTCGAGCAGTTCTCTCGCTCTTGAAGAATTCTCTCTTGTTACCGTTTGCGACCTCATACAATTCCATTGTATCTCCTAATAGTACTGAACGCTTTCGGGCGTTTCCAGTTCAACAATCAACGCATCGTTGTACGCTACAAAGTTAGTATAGCCTGCAGGCTCGCGAGATCGATACTCGGTACCCTCTGCAGCAATCAAAGGGACATACTTCCCTATGAAACCACTGTACCACTTGAGAGGATCTTGGCATTGTAGTATCTTGAGAGCACGAGGATATTCATCGGGTGACATAACGTGCCTCCAGACCCAGATCGATTAGTTCGTCAACAGCAAAGCTAGACGTACCACCGATGTGCCAGCGATATGTCTCTCCATTGCGACTAGTGCGTCCACCATCATACTGCTTCCAGTCATAGATGGATATCCTACCGACTTCACCGCTAATGAACTCCCACTCAGTCTCAACCTTGTCGTCACCGTAACACTCTGCAGCGGTGTTGTCAGGACCATCGGAGACGTAATCGGGTTCACCTAACGTTGCTACCAGCTGATCGTAGGTTGCTATCACATAGCCTTTCAAGGACATCATTACGCATACTCCTCTTCTTCTTCATGGCACGACCCACACATGTAAGCGTAACCACTGCCTTCAAGATCGCAACCACACTGATCACAAAAATCTTGATCTTCGTCCTGGAGGTCGAACATATCGATCACCTCATACATGTCATCACGAAGACCAGGATTGTTGAGGACAAAGGTAACGGCGTTCTGCGTCATCTCCTCAATGCTCTTGTGCAGAAGATCGTCTAGATTGTATCTACCATTGTAAATCCGACCACGAGAGTAATCCCAGATAGCATCGTAAGTGGAATTCTCAACGACGTCGTACTTCTTCAACAAGTTGATGGCACCTGAGGTGTTGTTGCCCATTCCGTTATTATAAAAATCATAACGAAGCTTCGCTGCAGCACGAACGATCTCGCCAGCAATGCTATTGGCCTTACCTGATGGAGGAACCAGCTCGTCAAACAATTGTTCTATTTGAAACGTCAACTTCGGTTCAATAATATTCATATAGCCATTCCCAATCCAACACCCAACATAATTCCTAAACCTACCAGTACAATAATACCTACAATGGTATCACGAGTATCATCCTTCATGCAATTCTCCATTTCGAAAAGCGGTCTCTCTCTCAAGCTGTTCCTCGATAACTTCCATTACCAACTTCATTCCAGCTAGCGTGCCTACCGCGTAGTTGTAACGAGGGTCATGTAAGCCAGCAGCCATGTTTTGAACAGTCTCTTTCTTTCCTTCAACGCTGACGGACAGACCGTCAAGCAACGCTGTTAGTGTATGAATATCCATTAACGCATACCTCTTATGTTGGGGAGCTTAGTGCGAGTCACGTGCTTCTTGCGCCCAACTGCCCTCAGCTGCCGAGTCTTCGACTTAATAAGCATATGACGCACACCTCGGTTGCTTCGAGCAGGTTTGATAACCCGATCGAACTTGAGGTTAAGGATAGGGGAGTTACCCGCCATGTGACACTCGGTGTCAAGGACACGCCAGTCCCACTGTGCAGGGTTGCGTGCTTCGCGTCGGTATTGGAGTTGCTCTAGTGTGATGCTCATAATATCGTCGTCCGCTCAATCTCTCATTCAATAGGGACATTATACGGAAGCTTACGGGTAATATCAAGCTGTAACTCCTTGATCTAACAGGCAAAAAAAACCCCTGCAACTTCAATGAGTTACAAGGGATAAAGGCGGACCTTTTTTCATGCCTTTTTGCCACTTTATGATCCATTTCCTCGATGACTGTCTTTCATTGACATCCGCTGTATCTTGCGGTCTAATCGGTCTAAGTCGAGGGTCTCGTGATCGAAAGCCTTCCACATACTAGCCGCTTGCTCATACAGCTCATCGGAATCGTCTCCAAAGCCTACTGCTGGATATGGATCGTAATACTTAATACGTCCCCTATCATCGTAGTACACTTCGTGAATTTGATGAGTCGGACTAACTGATGGACGAAAACAAACTCTATAATTAAACTTCATACTGCGAGCCCTTATGCTTTACTTTGCCTCTCCTCGCTGCCTTCTTACGGTCCGCATGAGGACCTGCCTTGTTAAACGTACGGGCGTGCTTGGCGACGAGGTTGCGATTTGTTTTCTTGTTATCCATAATACTATTTATGAGACATCCTTCTCCTCGACTCTCCACTCACGATTGGGAAATTTCTTTTCAAGCTCGGTCTTGTACAAGTGAGCATCCCACAGACTAAAGCTCATCCATTCATATGGATCCTCAGTCTGTCCCTTGTACGTGACAAGCCACACGCTAGCTGGAGGACCATCAGTCATCTGCCATCTCCAGACCAAACAAATAGTCAGCAGCAAGGTCCCGAGCCTCATCCATGTTGACAACTTCGCTATCAACGTGATCTCGAACTAACTCCAACACTTCCTGATCACCAAGCTCATCAACCTGATCGAGACATCGATCGACCATCATATCGTACCAAAGATTACTCATAGACGCTCTCCTACTGTTTACTATCGACATCGTTAAGTAAAAGTACCACAACCGATACCATCACAAAACACGCAACTAAAGTCACTGCTAACTCAAAGTCTGTCATATGGCTGGCACATCGACATCAAGGCTGTTAACAATGTCCTCCACACGATCAGCATCCTGTTCCTCGAACTGATCAATACAGTACGCTACAATGTTATCCCAATCAACCTCACCATCGCGGAACCGAAGCTCCGGATCCCGAAGTGCTTCTTCGAGCACTGCTTCAACATCTGTTGCAAATATCATTTAGATACCCTCCTTGAACGTGTAGAAAAAGGTCACTCCAAATACAATGATAAACACTGCAAGGACAATTAGTTCCTCTCGATTCAATTTCACGCTGCCACCTCATCGTGGGCGCCGTAGTTCTCCACGTGTTGTGTTTGAATGATAGCCTTCATTACGCAACCTCCTCCTTAGGTGCAAACAACTCACTGAACCCTGCGAACAACTTGTTGAAGTAGTTCAGCTCCCAACAATACTCTTCAAAGAATTCGTCATCAAGATTATAACGAGGACTGACATTGCCATTAATCTCACACAGTGTCTGATCATAGAACTTCTCAAAGTCGATTAGCTTGTCCAGCACGGTATCACAACCAGGACGATTCCACCAGTGAGTAAAGTAACGAGAAGCATCACTAAACTCAACTTCTTCTTGGAAGTACTCTGGGATGTAAAGTCGGTCTTTCATTAAGCAGCCTCCTCCAAACCAAATGCGTCGACAAAATTGAAGCCATCGATATCGACCATCCAAGCACTGCCTTGGTCATCGACAATGATATCACCGATGCTTACTGATCGCATGCCCTCAGGACGCTCCTTGACGTTGCCATCATGGAACACAGCGTTGAGATCAGCTACGTCATACTGATTGACCAGCGCGTAGTGACTACCCATCCAAGACTCAAACTTTTCAGAACCACCTGAGAACAATACATCTCGGTGGATAGCTACTTCGGGGTGCACCGACTCCGCATCGATCCAACCCATATCGTTAAGGGCATCTACAGCTTCGTCGCTGAGTGAAAATTGATATACTGAAAACTGGCTCATGTTAATGCTTCCTCGTTGTTGTTGGGACCATTATCCTAAATTACAGTGGTCTTGACAACGTTTAACCCCTTGATCCCAAAGGGACTTTTGTTCTCAGTAGAATCAAGGGGTTACATTGCTACTCTTAGCCCTGTAAAATCAAGCAGTTACCAGAAATATGCAATATTGCATAAAAACAAGAAGTGGAGGCTCGGGCCGGAATCGAACCGGCGTCGACGGATTTGCAATCCGCTGCATGACCACTCTGCCACCGAGCCTCATTTTTATTTAGGCCTCCTCAGCGAATTCAACTGCCTTCTGAAGTGCTTTGACCTTACGAGTCTGATTCTGTCCAAACCAGGCACTGTTCAGTCGTGACTCAGCAGAGCGGCCCATCAGGTGATCAGTCATGAATGTGACACTGTTGAATGCTTGCCAGAACGTACCTTCACCTTTCTCGGCACCAGGCTGCGTGAACAACACTTCGTGTGCTGCTTTAGCGTTTTTAGTCAAGTCCTCTAACTTGTCGACGTTCTTGCCCTTGCTACCAACGTACGTGTGAGGGAACACCTCATTATAATAGTTGACAAGAGACTCAGGCGTGTAACGCTTGCTTGACAAGAACTCAGCCACTTCCTTGTACTTCTCAAACTTATCGTGAGCGATACCTAGAGTCTGCTTGACCATATCAGCATCAAACACCGTACGGTGATTCAGCTTGACTTGGTTCTTAGAGTCAGCATTGAGACTCATGGTCAGAGTGTTATTGCAAACGACTCGGATAGGGGTGAACCGCACGTCAATAGCTTTGCCATACTTGTGAGGGTTAGAGAACAGCAAGTAGCTGTCGATCTGATCGTCACCAAGGATAGAGAAGGACTCCTTCACCTTAGCGAGCACCCATACGTTACGACCATTGTCTAACGAACCAGCAGTCTGCATCTCCATATCACCGGCCATGCAGTACTCGTGAAAGAACTGGAAAGCATCTTCGTTCTGTACTGGGTTCCAATCGTCACCGACAATGTCGAGAACAGAGTTGTCTTGGTCTCGTACAAGAGCCTTCTTACC